TATCTCGTCAGTCTGGATAGAACCGAAGTGGTCAAAGGCAAACACACGGCCTGTGCCTACAGTTGCCCTTTCATATTGGTTAAGTAGTTCCTGTGGAATACCATCACGAACCTCGTCAATGTACAAACGCTTACCTGCTTCGACAGACATCAGGTGGAAGATGGTCTGCTTGACATTCTCCTCAAGGCTGATGATGCCGATGTTGCTGTCAGTGTTGTTGAGTAGGTGGTGTTCCAACTCACGGATGATGCTTGACTTACCAGCACCTGTGCCAGCAGTGAACGTCACCAGTTCACCTGTCCTCATACCATACAACATGTCATTCAATCCACTGTAAGGATATGGCACTGTCTCCCTGTTGTCTTTATCATACAACCCCTCAAAGTTCTTGAGGTTGACGATACCAGCAGGAGTGAATGCTTTTGCATCCCACCAATTCTTTGTGAACAACTCACGTTGGTTAGACTTGATGTACTCATTGGCATCCTTCATTGACAACTGCATGATGCGGCACTTGTTAGGCTCAAAGATTTGAGCGACAGCTTCTGCTGCCTTCTTGCCGTGTTCGTCATTGTCGAAACACAAGACGATGTTGTCGAAGTTATTTAGGTATCCAAGCTGTGCCTTGACATCCCTGACTGCTGACTGTGCGCCGTTACGGACAGACACCACAGGCCACTTGCTACCAAGCATTTCGTATGCAGACAACGCATCAATCTCACCTTCTGTGATGGTGATGTACTTACCACTCTGTCTGAACAAGTGCTGACCAAACAGTGTGGCATTGTTCATGTTGCCTTCGGCGTGAAAGTTCTTGTCAGGGTGGCGCACCTTGTTGGCAATGTGATTGTTGTTGTTGTCGTAGTATGGATACACATGCTTTCCATTCATCACAGTAACACCATAAGCACGGCAGGTTTCCTGTGAAATCTTGCGGTCTGGCAGTGCTTGTAACTGTCCCTGTGACAAAGGCTGTCTAGTTTGTGGTTGCTGTTGTATCGTCACAACATTATTCCTTTCCTTGTTGGGTGAGGTATAAGTCTCACATGAGAAGCACCATTGGCTTCCGTCTTCGTATAGAGCATTAGCATCTGATGACCCACACTTATCACATGATGTGTGTCTAATCAGTTTGCTTTTGATTTGGTCTAAGTGCATTCTTCAATGTCTCCGTTGTTGTGTTTGTGTCGCTTATTATATCCGAATCGTTTTCAGTGTCAACCCCCTCTTCTGGAAATTCTTGTTCCAAAAGTTTCATCAGGGTTGCATATCTTTGCTTGATGTATTCAACAGACCTAGGCATCCCTTGTATAATACTCCCCAAGCATTCCATCTTCGTCATACACATGCATCACCCCATCGGGAAGTCTATTTGTTTTAAGACCTATCGCTGATGCAAGAGCCTCACGCATGTCTAAGAACTCCTTAGTGGTTGGGGAGTCTCCTAAAGAAGACACGCCATTGCGTCCTTTATAAAAACATTTAACCATTTAATACCTCTTAAAATTATCTTCTGGATTTCTTTTAGCCGCTTGAGTTTCTCTAATCTTTTTCATAGCTTCTTTGAAGGGCAACCTCTTAACACCTTTGGTTGTTTCATTTTGCATCTTGATTGCTTTCTTACGCATCTTACGTTCCTCTGTATCTTTAATCATAATCATGCTCCGCATCTGCTACTTCAAAGGCAAAGCCTACAGCCTCGCCGTACATATCATCAGCCTCTTCGCTCGCCAACTTCTTCGCTTCCTTTTGCGAGTAGCCTTCATCAAGATACTGATGATACAATTCTCTAAACAAAGTTCGTTTGTCTTTATCCCATAAGTTTTTAGTTTCTCTTTCCATTAGTTAATCGGATGCTCCTCAAATGTTTTCTCAATCATTGCAATCTCAATCTCTTCTTCTTCAAGTGTGCCATACTCTAGGAATGTCTTCTCCTCTGACGACAGGTCAGGGAAACAGAAGGACATAGCACTACCCCTCTGCCAACGTCTGATGTGTTCGTAACTAATGGGTAAGTCCATTATGTTTAAATCACTTGAGTATATTGAACGCCTAATAATTTTCATCGCTCCACCTCGCTTCTTCTTCTAATATAATTGCATTGCCATACACAAAGGTTAATGCGTTAGCACTCTCACTGTTCAGTATAGCTGTAGCCTCTTCGTTTATAGGTGTAGATGATGTAGGTGTATGAGCAAACAGAAGTTGCCTATCACCTTCAAGAACCATCATCTCAACATCAGAGCCTACAAAACTCTCCGCAACTATGCGGCTAGGTTTCTCGTGTGCTTGGTTACACAACACAAGTATCGCTGTAGATTTTTGAAACATGTTAACTAAACTCAATCATTATTGATGGTATTAAATATAATATAAATATAAATAGTAATATGTATAAATATAAATCATCGTTGTCCATATGTCAATCCCACCTATAGAAAAGGTGGTCGTTAATTCTTACAATAAACTTCTTACCAGAAGCCCACGCAGGTGCTACCTCTGTCGTGTGGTAGTGTGTTGCACCATCAAGGTGGCTGTATGTGTTGCCCCTGATGACCATCTCTGCTACATCTTCTGCATATCTGTAAGCAGTCTCGTCAGTGGGTGTGTCGGACTTGCCATCACAGTACCAACTGAACTGACACTTATGTATTATAGGATGACCACTCTCGTAATGCAACCCCTGATACACAACACCACATACATCATCAGGGTAGCGGTCATCTGCTACTCTATTCATTACAACCTGACCGACAGCTATCTGTCCAATCGTAGGCTGGTTACGTGCCTCGTGATAAATGTTCAACGCAAGGCACAGTATCGCTTCTGCCATCATCATTGTGATACCAAATATATAATAACAAATATTGATACAAAAACTATTAGTCCTAAGTTATTCATCATCATGTGTTCCAAATCTCCTCGTGTTCCCAAGCCTTGCCAAGGCGTTGGTTTCTCCAGTAGGTATTTTGTTTCTTACCTGTAGCATAGAAGTAAGTTCCTTTTTGTTTGTAAAAACAATCACTTGCAACCCAATCTTCATGCCATTTCTTAGCCATCTTTTTGTGTTTGTTACTCATCCTTTTTATATTTCCTCGCTTGTTGGTACGTTTGCTACGACCAGTTGTTTAACTTTTAATCCTGTTATCTTTTCCCAATCCCAGTAGATTGCGTGTTCATTACCCTTCTTGGGTATCTCCACTGTCAACTGAACGTACAGTTGCTTTGTCTCTTTTGTACGAGCCTTTGCCTTTGCTGGGCTTTGTTTTTTTCTGGGCATACTTATTCTCCCGAAGGGTTTTTGCTATCGGGTTTATCTTCGGTATCTTCTGCGTCATTATCTACCACCAAGCTAATGTAATCAGGTAACTTCAATTCTTCTGCAGTCAAAGGCGGCTCGTCATTCTGGTAGGTCATGTCAAGCACAGTGTAACTGTCATCAGGTGTAAGGTCTGCAAGAGACATCTCCTCTTGAGCGATAGGACGTATGCGAACATACTCCAACCACTCCATAGGCATAACCTCGTTACCTATAAGGGGATACCAAGGTAGGTGTCCTACATTTTCTACATCAGTCTCGATTACAAATGTTACTTCGTATCTTTGTTTATCTGTCATTGTGTCATCACTTCTTTCTGTTAGTGAAATTGTATAAGTTAATCAGTGCGTTAAGCCACACACCGACCATGATTACTATCTCAGTATAAGAGATACTGAATGGGATGTCAACCATTTTCTTCTCCATCCTTAACAAGAGTTACAACTGGTGTGCTTACCTTTAACCTACTGCTTACAGGCTTGAGCGTCCCATCAAGCATCATGTAATCCAGTGCTTGCTCTTTCGTTAGCGCAGTCACCTCGTAGGTTTCTATCGTAGTTTCTCTGCACACAATTTTATATTTAGATAAAGTCATTACACTCATCTTCTTCAATCCTTCGTTAGTTATTTCATCAATAGTTCTGTGACAACCAATACACACACCACTGTCATTTAATTGACACACATTAATACATTCAGTCATCTATTAAAGACACATCATAAATTCTGAAGTCACCAGACAACGGCTCTTCCTCATGCCAGCTTCCCATATCAGCTAGGTGTCGGGCATAGTCATACTCATCCATACCTGCAGGGATGTCGCTTGCATTGAACTCAACCCACATGTCAAACTCCATCACTGCTTTACCCAAATATCTTTTTGGTTTCGGCA